CAGTTCACGTGCTTGCTTGATAGTCAGGTCTTCGATATTCATTTTCATCCCTATTTTGTTAGCCTGGCAAAGCGCCTAAGCAAGCCTTAAATATACAGAATAAATTCGCATCATGCAACAACATTTTGTGCATCATGCAAAATAAAACCGCCTCTAGGGCGGCTTGTTGCTAGGCTATTTCGGCCAAGCAAGAGGCTTAAGCTTTGCCCTTTGCTCTGCTAGCGATTCAATGTTGCTTGCACATGCTTCCATCATCGTCAGCGTGTTACGTGCTTGCGTAAGAAGGTCGTCAATGCTTGCAGGCACATCGTCGTTATCCGGCTGCATTCGTCGCAAAACCTTGGTAGCTGTTGACGCCAGTTCGCCGCAAAGCATCTGTAGCGATTTCTTAGCGTCCTCATGCGCAGCTCTTACAGTTGAGAAAGCGCCTCGGTTTTCTAGAATGGCCGGATCGATTTTAGATAGGTCGATCATGATCAGAATGGCGGTAAGTCGTCGTCAGCAAAATCATGGGAGCCAGTTCCACCCTGGTAGCCTTGAACAGCGCCAGATGAGCGCGTAGGCGTTTTCTTTACCGGCTTGTCTGCCAACTGTTCGATGACCTTTGCAAGCTGCTCAGGTTTCGTTTTGCGGCTCATGATTTCTGATGCCATCAGTTCTGTTTCAGCCTGGAAGATAGCAAACAAGCCCATGCGCCATCCATAATCGCCGGTAAGCGCGTTGTCCTTCATTTTTGCGTATTCCTCGGCGCGCAACAACAAGCCAACACGCTTGTTCATTAGGTCAGCGAAACATGGCGCAGATTGAACGGTTTCCGCATTGGCGTTGTTGTCCCATTTGGACACGTTTTGAGGCGTATCTTTGAGTCCGCGCAGTTGCAGGCACGCCATCATAGCATTGACTTGGTTCAATCCACTGAGTGCCGTTCCGTCTTGTTTCTGCGTCCATACGTCGAAACGGCACGAGCGGCCCAAATCATCTTTGAACGTGAACCCGATACCGTCAGTTCCTTTGTTTGCGCTGATCAGTTTTTCAGCACGTATGAAAGTACCAACATACTTGCCGGTTTCAGACAGATATGCGCCAATGGTGTCGGCTTTTTTTGCCAATTCTGGTTGCAGGTTATACATGGTTTATTCCTTGGTTGATGGTTGATTGATGCCGTAATACTCGCAAACGGCGGCATCTACCGCAGCGAGGTTATTTTCAATATGATCTTCTTCAAACATTCCCATCGGCGATTTCGTCGTATCGCTGCCGTTGTTCTGTGTGGAAAAGACATACTGGTCATTGATTTTCAAAGTGCGAAGTACAATCGTCACCAGTCCTTCAAGAACGATCTTCTCGTCCAGCAGCTTACCAATCGTTTTGATCTTCGTGCGGCCAGTTTCGTCTGTCGTATTGTGACTCAGAATATAGACGCGCTTCTCTGGTGGCAGGTTCGATGCCTGTATCAGAATATCCCATGCTTTACGGGCAATCTCGTTGTACTTGGCAAATGCGCCGTTGCCCGTTTCGTTGTCGGTAACGCGGCGCATGAACTCGTTTGCCAACGTGTACTGAAAGTCATCAATGACGATGATTTCGGCCTTGGTCATTGCCATGGCTTTGACGATCTTTGCGCTGTCGTCAGTCACGTAGATATTCTTCCAGTCAGCGCACCGGAAAGGTAACGGCTTTTTTACTGCTTGAATGATGAGGGTTTTTGCCGGGTCGAGGTTGCGTAGGCTAGTTGTCTTGCCTGTACCTGATTCGCCCAAAATTAGGGATGCGATGCTCATGGTTTTCCTTGGTTGTGTCGATGGTTAATGGTTGGCACTACATACTACATCAAAACGGCGCTCCATCTTTCTGCGCTTCTTTTACTTTCTCCAAATGCTGTTTCCAGTCTTCCGGATTGGTGAAATGCTGGAATCGTCCTGGCGCTTGTTGTTGCGACTTTTTGTAGTCTGCAAGCGTTTCATGTACTCGTTTCTTGATATCGGTATCCATGTTGTCCTATGTAGTAAGTACGTGGTTCCTCATAAAGTTGGAAGCCCGCACGGCTGGTTGAGTGCTGCTTTGGTCATTGGCTTTGGTGCCGAAAGGCTAAAAAGCCTATACAGACACATGGTATCGACGGTGATATACGGCTGCAATTATGAAGCGGCTATGACAAACTACAACAAAATCGTTGACGCAAATCAAAGTTTGTGCGGTACGCTAAATATAAGATATTTCATATAAAGCGCACCGATATCATTACTTTTCTGTCTTAACCAAGCTCAAAACTTCCTCGTCACGCTTGTGCTTACCAGCCTGAAAAGCGTGCCAAAGCGCGTCACCTTCGGTCATTGGTGGCAACGATTTCAGCGACGAATTGAACGCTGCACGCTCCATAGCGCAATCACAATCAGGACAGTTCAGATAGCCAAGACCATCTGCCTCGCCCGTGTTATTGCACGTTCCGCACACTTCCATAGGCTGCTGCAACTTAAGCGCCAGGTCGATGACTTGATCCAGCGTGTGACGACATACAATGACGCCGTTTTCAAAGTCTGACTTTACTTGGTTGAGGTCGATCATTTTTCATCTTTCATCAATGGCGTCCACTTGGACAAAATCCGCATTACTGACGGAAGGTTAGCCACGCTAACGCAAGTTGCGCATTGGCATGGCGGAGGGAAGTTACGAATGCGCGCTTCGGCTGCGATAGATTTGGCGCGCTCAAGTTGAGGATAACCATATTCGGTGCGATTCATGTTCACGGTGCCTGCTCCAAAAATCCAATCAGCACAACGCCAATTGCCAGGGCAGCGAACGCCAGCGCAATCGCTACGCCTTCAGCAATCGCTACACGGTTGATATCGCGCTCCTGCTGCGATAGTCCCATGCCAGCAGGCATACGCGTACAGTCTTCGGCAAAGTGCGACAAGCTGCCGCAACGGGTACAGAGAGTGGGGAAGCGGGGAGTCATAGGTTCCTCTTGGTTAGCTCCAGAATTAACCAGCGCTATTAGTTATTGGGAAATCACTTCAACGCAAGTCCAGTTAGGAAAGCGCGTCATCGCAACGCCGTAAGCATGGGAAGCGTCGAAAGCTTGGACGGTGGCGCGCTTGCATTTTCCATCCCAGTTTTCCAGGATTACTGTGAAGTTGCGTTGCATCGTAATCGTGATCATTTTCTTCTCCAAGTGGTTGTGTTGCGATGTAGAGAAGTATCAGCGAAAGTTTGGATCGTGTCAACGTCTTTTTAAAAAAATAAATTAACGTTGTACTATTGCGAAATGTCATGTAAGATCTAGTCTCAACTTCGCAATCACAAGGAAATCATGACCACCGAACTAATCGAAACGCCAGGTAAGCTACTGGACTACGTGAAAGACAACTGCCTGCTTGCGAGCGATGCAGCTCTGGCGCGCTTCCTAAAGGTTCCAGCGCCGGTTATCTCCAACATGCGCTCAGGCCGGTTGAAGTTCGGCGCATCGTACATCATCCGTTTGCATGAGCTTACGGGTTGGTCTGTTGCAAGCATCAAATCCCATCTGCCAACGAAAGAATAAAATGACCGTTCCTAAAAAAGTAAAGACTGCACCATACAAACTGCCAAAAGGTCACGCGCTAGTTTTACGCACTTGCAGCGAGAACATGCTTGCACATGGTGACTTCAAATGGCCTGATGTTGGCGGCGTAGCGACTGCACTGGATTGGGAACCAACGAAATCATGCGGAATGGGGCTACACGGTTGGCTCTATGGTCAAGGCGATCATAGTGCAGCAACCTACATTGATGATACGGCGAAATGGCTGGTTGTAGAAGTCGAGGAAGCCGGAATCATAATGCTTGGCGGTAAGTGCAAGTTTCAAAGCGGTACTGTGCGCTTCATCGGTACGAAGCTTGAAGCAGTAGTATTCCTGATTGCGAATGAGCCACGCGCAGCCAGTGTTGCGATAATCGGCGCTTCAATCGTGGTTGGTGATAACCAATCTGCAATTGTTGGTGCGTTAGGCACGGCTACGGCAGGCGACAGAGGCACG